CAGAATCTGAGTGCAAAACGACCCGTAGGTCATCATGTTATTTATGAATAACATGATCCAATAAAAGAATACGTTTGAATCGTATTTTCCACGGTTTTTCTTAAGCCCGTTGAGGAATCTCCGGAACTACTTAAGAGGGTTCTATCACCTGAAGATATTTATACCTTTGTTTATGAAATTAAATTTTGTTAAAATCTTTTGAAGATTGTTAGCTAATTTATTTCCACAACATTCGGTAAAACTTTATTTAAGACCATATCTATCTTTAATCTTTAAGTTATTAAAACATAAAGGTACGATACAAACAATTAAGATTCTCAAACAAATGAGACTTCATTGTACTAGGTATATGTGTGGACAACCACTATTGGTTAATTCACTATATATCGGTATCGATAAAGATGGATGACCAAAACGTCTTAATTTCTTAAAACCTCTTTGTAACTCAAGTGTATCTTCTAATAAGTTTTTATTAAGCTTATTAACTTTTTCAAGAGCTTTTCAGCTTACTGAAAAAGAATGAAAGAAGGTTACACCTGATTATAATAGTATAGTTGATTTTCCTAAAGGGAATTTTTGTATTCCATCGGGAGTTATTAATAAATTTGTTAAAGAATTTAATTTAAAACTTCCTATGCCTACTTTTTCGGAGAAAGATATTTATCTTTCTTCAAAAGGTGGACCTCAAGGTAAAGCAACTTTAACCGCTCTTAATAATTTACTATTATATGATTATAATCTTATAAAACATATTAGTAATATTACTGATGAGTCTGGTTATCTATATTTATTACAAAGTATTCAATTGTGTTTAGATAAAAATATTAAACCTGATTTAGATAAAAACTCTGAATTAGGTAAGATATCTTTTATTAAGGATCCTGAAGCAAAGTTGAGATTAGTAGCAATTTCTGACTACTTTACTCAAATTTATCTTAAAAAGATACATGAAGGTTTAATGAAACTTTCAAAAAATCTTTCTCAAGATAGAACTTTTACTCAAGATCCAAACAATTGTTGAGATTTTGGAAATAATGAACATTTTTGATCTTTGGACTTAAGTTCTGCAACTGATAGATTTCCTGTAAAATTACAGGAACGTCTTCTAACTCGTATTTTTGATAATCAAAAATTAGCAGTTAGTTGACACTCTATTTTAAGTAATAGACGCTTTACTACTCCAGAAGGAACCATTATTAATTATAATACTGGTCAACCTATGGGTACTTATTCGTCTTGGATTTCTTTCACTTTGGCCCACCATCTAGTTGTGTACTATTGTGCACAATTAGTTGGTATTAATAATTTTAATCAATATATTATATTAGGTGATGACATTGTTATTAAAAACAATGCTGTCGCTAAGAAATATATTGAAATTATTAATGGCCTTGGTGTCAACATCTCTCTTCACAAAACTCATATTAGTAATAATACTTATGAGTTTGCGAAAAGATGGATTCAAGATAATGTGGAGATTACTGGTATACCTATAAAAGGTATTCTTTCTAATTTTAAAAATCCATATATAGTTTTCACTATATTATATGATTTCTTTAAAATTAAGAAAAACCAGTATTATTCAAAGTATTCAATTAGTAAAATTGTCAAAAACTTATACCAATCTTTTCTTTTTGAAAGTTATAAAAAAGTTAATAAGAAGTTCATCAAAACTTCTAAACTTTTAAATCTTTCAATAAGAAATTATGGTAAATTGCAAAACTTTGGTTTGGCTCTTGATATACAATTCGGTTATGCCACTTACGATAAGTTAAGAACTTATTTTTGTAATATGGTAAAATTCGAATTGTATAATATTCCTAATGAAAAGGTAATGCGATCAGAATATGATCGGATCCTTTCTGAAGGAATGGCCACTATGATCAGAAATTTCAATACATCTATCTATATATCTCCTCAAGCTGTTTTTAATCAGTTTAAGGAAGAGGATAGGATAGATTGTAAGTATTTTCCAATTTTCTCTGCGTTGTATAATCAAACAAATAATGCATGAGAAGAATCAAGAAAGTATTCTATTGGTTCTTCATCAGTTATAGATTTTTGTAAAAATCTATCTGCATTAAATGTTGATTCTATCTTTAATAAAGATCGAAACATGATTCAATCAATACTAAATGTAGGTACAGTTGCAAAGAAAGGATTTTATCTTCTTAATCATCCATGAGGAGAATTTGATTATTCTCCCTCATTAGATACATTAAGAATGATTCAAGTTAACTCGGCTAATGCCATGTTAAATTGAGAATATAAAATCCCACAAGAAATTAAACCTAAATTTCCTATTCAAGATATTTCTCCACCTATTAAGGTAGAGAAACCTATTGACAAATTAGAGAATTTAAGACTCTTGAATTTTATTCAAGACGAATTATATTACTTTGATATGAAAATGGGTTCCATGAGTAGAAGTCTTTTACAGTCTTCTAATCCTGTATATCGTGAATTAGGAAAACGTTTTAAGTTTTAATATTGTTTTGCTGAGTTTTTGGATTTAGCTAACAAGTTGGTAATCATCCAACTCTAAGA